GCCGGTAGTGGTAAATCATATGATGTCCGTCAGGTTTTACTCCAACGCCAACGTGAGCTCTCTTGGTTTCTACTCTTGGTCTGTCCCTTGTCTGAACTTTGCTTTTCCTGGGTCAATCAGCTCCGCAATCCTACCAACGATCAGAAGAGTTGTTTCAAGACCCACGAACGAGCCTTCTTCTCTTCACCGTCTATTCTCATTCTGGACGAGGCTCAGAAGTTTCCAGGACATTATCTCGACTACTACGTGGCGACTCACCCGGATTTGCGCTTTGTGATCATGCTCGGTGATCCCTTCCAATGCGGAGCTCCCATAATCAACAGGTCCTCTCAATTACGGTCAATTGATTCACCCGGAATAACACTGTCTCCTTTCATGACCCGCTACCTAACTGGGTCTTGGCGAATCAACTCTCACGTGGCCAGTTGTTGGAACATCCCAATTTACCACAGTCAACCAGCGAACGTTTCCATGGTCGGTCAAGTCCCTGCACACCTCCCAGTTATCGTCACCACAGTCACTGCTCAAAACGTGTACGCAGAGTATGGCACCAAGGCTTTCACAATGTCCTCTTGTGGCGGCCAAGATTTTCCATGTTCCTACACCATTGTTCTTACCCGAGAACTCTTGAACGCTGTCCCACCTGAAGCCATTTACACTTGCTTCACTCGTTCCCGTTCGGAGATTTTTGTTTACAATGCGATGGAACCTGGTCAGCTGATCCGAGCAATGAATGGTTCACCACTTCTCGCCAGTGTGCTTCAAGGCGTTGTTCTAACTGCTCCCTTTGAGGCTTACATGGGTACTCGGTTAAATCAACAAGTTGCTCTCGTGAATCCCATTCCCATAACACCAGGTGCTAGACTTCTCACGGTCGCAGAGGTCTTACAATCTCGTGTGGAGGATCCCATCACCAAGTTCGACGCACTCGCTCCTGTCATGAGGTGTTCAATGTTAGCCCCACCCCCCGATCGTTGTGACTCCGACACTGCTCCGGTTTCCGTTCGTCATGCTGAGCTCGTCGATTCTTGGGTGCCTACTTATTGTGGCCGCTACCCCGATCCTAAGAACGACTTGCTCAATGGTGGTTTTCCCAGAGAGGATTTCGAGTTCATGAGTCCTGACGGTCAAATGGGCGAGATGTTTGATGATGTGGCCGAAAGTCCAAGCGACCGCATTGAAAATCTCACTGACATTTTCCCTTTGCATCGTTCTTCTGATCCCGCCCTTTTCCGGCCTTCTGTTGAAAAGCGCCTTCGCTTCGCATCTGCTGAGGAAAATGAGGCCGAATTATCTGGACGTTCGTTCCTTGGACCTCTTCTCTCCGATGCTTTCCTCAAAGATCTTGGTCTCGTCGAATCTTTCATTGATTTTGACTCCGAGCTTTTTGACCACTGCGTCGATGATTGCGCCAGGAAACGACTCTCTAAGTCCACCACCTCTTTGAACAATTTGGAGCGTGACCAGGACCCCTCGATCCGGACCAATTACGACGTCCTCAATTTCCTGAAAGGTCAACTCATCAACAAACTCGATGCTCTCACCAAGTATGATGAAGTTTCCAATTCAGTCTTTCCAAAGATCAAACCGGCTCAAATGATCACGACGTACACCGAGGAAATTAATGCCTTCTTCGGTCCTCTAACGCGTTACCTAGCTGCTAAGCTACGCCTCGTCTGCCCGGAAAAACACGTGATGTTCTACGGCGGTATGTCCTTGTCTGATCTTGATGAATGGTCCCGCGAACATGTCCCACCTGGTCTCACCACAAGCTTCGCGAATGACTACACAGCTTATGACAAGTCTTGTCGAGGTGAATCACTCGCTTTCGAGATTTGCATTATGAGGTATTTTTCCATCCCTGAAGAATACATCGACCTCCATTGCGATCTCACACTCCACCTCAACAGCGCTCTTGGGCATCTCGGAATCATGCGAACATCTGGACAATGGTGCACTTACCTGTTCAATTCATGGTTTAATGCTGCGTATTTCGCTCTGAAATATGAGTATCCGGCCTCCGTTCCCCGAGGATTCTCTGGTGACGACATGTTCATTTTGTGCGTCCCAGTTGAACGTTCCAGTTGGGCGCGGCTCTCTCCGTACTTTTCTTTAGTCGGTAAGCCAGTGTTTCAACGCTTCCCTGAGTTTTGCGGTTGGATTTTAACTTGTCACGGAATCATACGCCACCCTTATTTGATTCTTTTGAAGACCATTTACCACCAACGTCACGGTACCTTACCAAAAGTTCTTATCAATTACTTTTTGGAACATTCTTTCACGTACCGTCTCGGCGATGCTATTCATGATTGCTTGCCTCCAGATTTGGTTTCCGCACATGGTGAATGTTCACGCATTTTCTTGTCCCATGCTCGTGACATTCCCGAATTCCTCTTCTCCAAGAATCGTGTGACTCACGACGAAATTTGTCCTGTCGAATTACCAACGCAACTTACCAAGCGTGTTTATTCGATGGATTGGCGTCATGTTCCTGGCAGCATACGTTCCCGTCTGTTAGGGTTATGAAAGCGTTTCTTCATGATGGTTATAGAGTTTTCTAAACTTTATGTCTGACCTTCCAACCGCTGACCAGATCACCCAAGTTTGTCTTGCCGTCCAATTTCTTCTCGAAACCCCTCCTCGCCAAGCAGTTCAAATTCTCCCTCACCTCTTAGCTATCGTCGAATATTTCGGTTCTACTAATACTTTGTCTACTTCTGAACGCCCTCACGTTCCGATCAATTTCGTCCCCATCTCCACTTTCCTCGAGTACCTCTTCAAGACTGACATCCGAGAGCTCTCAGGACCCATCGCGCTCATCAAGCCCTTCATCGAGACCCGACTCACCTACTCTGAGACTGTAGTTACCAACTCCGAAGATTCTGATCCCACAGATCTTGAAGGTGTTGAAACGTGATGCAAGTTGAAGAACCCAATGTCGAAGCTTCTGAACAACCCATTCGAGTCAGCGCAACCGCTCTCGTCCCTACCATCGTCCCTTCTCTCTCAAGTAATTTCACATTCGACATACCTTTCTATATCGGTGATTTCACTGGTGGTCCTGCTGGGAAGTCTCTCAATCGTGATTTGCTCTCACCGACGCAGTTCCCTGACCATGCTGCTATTGTGCGTGGTTTTGCCAATGTGTTGGTCACTTCTCAAGTCAGCTATCTTGGACAACGTGTCACTGGAGCTACGTTGGAGCTTATCCCTGACCCGGGTACCACCGGCATGATGCGTGTTGTCGCCTGTGTCCGCCCTGCTTCAAAGGCTGCTGCCACGAGCTTAGTTGCAGGTCGTGGACGTCCTGGTTCTTGTCTGGCTTTCTATGGAGCCTCTCAAAATGTCCCAATCGGCACTCGCCTCCGTGATGAGTTACGCTTCACTTCCGGTATGTCACAATACCTTAAGAGTCCAGTCAATCAAGATTTCCTGCCTCGTTTCGATTTTTACTCTGAAGGTACCTCTGGCGCCAAATGTTCAGTCTTCCTCCATCTACTCTTCTCTGCCTATGACCAAGGTTTCCCATTCCCTTGATCGTTTATCCCTTTCCTGGGTGGTCAGGTTAAACAACCACGTGTACTTCTCGATTTTGAGAATACTCTTCCGTGCAAATCAAATACACCAAGATGCTTCTGCCAGTTTCTAGTTTCCCTTTCTCTAGTTTGT